CCCTCAAATAGCGCTCTCTTACGAGCCATCCCCCGAAGGATCGCAGGGTGGCGAGACTGCGCTGTACGGTCGCGGCGGCGAGCCCCCTTCGCTCGAGCTTGGCGATATAGGTCTCAACGGCGCCCCGAGTGACGCCGTCCAGGCTGGACGCTCCTGTCAGCCTCTCGAAGAAGACGAGGTCTCTCCGATAGGCATCGATCGTGTGAGGCGAACGCCGCAGGCTCATGAGAGCCTGCAGGAACTCCTCTCTCAGCATCTCCATGGTCGGTGTCATTTCGGGGGCTCCTCTCGCCCCAGGTCGCGCGCCATGTCCAGGCTCAGCCGCTCGACCTTGATGCGCGTGCGGTTGTATCCGTCCCTGGATACGAGCTCGCGCTCCAGCCTCCTTCTGACCGCGAGCTCCACCAGGAGCCGGTGCCGCGCGCGCTCGAGCTCCCTCTGCAGCTCGTCGCGCGCGTCGGTGAGAGCGCAGAGCCTTGAGGCCTGCGATCTGCCACGCTCGGTCGCCTGTTCTGCGAAGGCGTCGTCGACGGCGTGGGAGAACGTCCTCCCGAATAGCCATAGCCTGTGCTCCGGTGCCCGGTAGTGACATGGCCTGTCGCCGGTCAGGACCTGTATGAGCGCGTCGTCATAGTCGCCGAACAGCACCCTGATCTCCGGGTTACGGGTGATGACGAACTCGACGGGGTCGTGCTGCCGTGCCATGGTGAGCCCCCTTCAACTGCGAAAGCCCGCCCCGCAGTCGGAAGCTGCGGAACGGGCCTTCATGCCCGACTCCCCCCGGACTCCTGTATATCTTGGAGTCTAGCAAGGGATGGTTGGGCGATTCAAGGGAGGGGGTGACGACCGGGTCTAGGCAGGGCGCCGCATACTATACATTATGCGACATCGCGCGGGCGAAAAGAAGAAGCGCCCTGCGGGGACCCCGGCCGCCACGTTCCGCAGCAGCCAGCTGTCAAAGAGCGGTGTGAGGAGGGGTACCGGTGGCCTCACAAGAAGAAACCCAACCTCGGCCTCTCCCGGGCACGGCCCTCTGGGCCGTAACGCCGAACCTCGGTTGGGTTCCAGATGCAACTATCATGCCGGGAGAGTTTGTCGGCGTCGTCATGTTCGAATCCTCCGAGGACGAGAGTACGCGAACCCGGGGATTCGTGTCAAGAGGTTTCTCTCTCACAGATTCGTGGGCACACCGAGGTGGTCGGCGATGGCCTTGATTGCGTCGCTCTGCACATGCAGATGCGAGAGCACGTCGCCGTTCCCGATCAATCCTACGACGGTGCCGCAGGAGGAGCACTGGATGAGATGAACCTCGTAGTTCGACTTCCGTGGAGTGACTGTCTTAAGCTCGAAACTGCTGCCGCTGCACTCAGGATTCGGACACCGTGACACGGCCATGGAATCTCCTAGCCCTTGGGTGGATGCGGGTCTCCCCCATGCGAGTCCTTACGCTGGATCGTCCCGTCTTGGCGGTGAACCACGAGCTCGGTCTTCTGGTTGCGGCTGATCTCGCGGGCACGATCGACCGCGTCCTGCTTGCGATCGTGGTGACCGGACGAGCGCTTGGCGCCGCCCTGCTTGATGTCCCAACCACCGTCTTTGTTCGGTACGACGTGCGTTGTGCGCGGGTTCCTGGACATGAGGCCTCCCTTCATCGAGTCAGAAGCGTAGGCAGCACATCAGGCCAGGGTCTCCCGAGATCGGGCTCACTGCAGGCTCGATTCGTGGTGCCGACGAGACGGCCTCCTCACGCTCCCGCTCGTTCATGATGCTGCCGACGACAACGGCCGCGCCGCCACCGACCAACAGAACATAGTTCAACGCGTTATAGTCCTTGGCCACGATGGAACGGCCCCCAAGAACAGGGACTATCTCCTCGCCACCGAAGGGCACTATCATGGCCACGAAGCCCGCGACGAACCCTGTCCCAATCAGCACCGTACCCGTCGAGACCCCGCGTGAACGCTCGGAACGCCAACTTGTTCCGGGCCGCACGATTCGGCTGCCATCTAGTTCCTCGAGTACGAGGCATTCGATTTCCGTACGCAGGAATTCCATCACCTCACCCGAGCCGTCAATCAGTGCTATCAGCTGGGGCCATTCTCCGCCGCTGAGTATGAGCTCCGCGGAAGCAATCTCCCCGCTGAAAGTCCTACCGGACTTCAGCACAACACTGTCGGCCGAGGCAACTGCAGGTGGGACTAACAAGAGCAGACTCGCGAACCAGGCCATCCAACGCATCGGCTCATCCTCCTGCTCGAACCGCGTTCTGGTGCGCCTCTATGATTCTCTCACCTTCCTGACCATCAGTCAAGCCCTATGTATGCCCATGTCCCTGTCGATCTTCGCTCTGATGACGGGGATCAGGTCCTCCGGGCATAGATGCGGGTTGATCTCAGCGACGACCCGGTACAGCCAGGGCCTGTGTTCGAAGACGTCATCCCAGATGTCGTCTGGAGTGGCCCGGCCGGCCGGTAGCTCACCCAGCACCTGCTTGGGGCGGATTCGGATGTGCCACCCCTTCCCCACCTTGCGGTAGATCGTCTTCAGCCCCATGATGATCCACTTCGCCGCCTTGTGGACCTTCACTACGAGTTGCGAGCAGATAGTCGCACTCAGGCCAGGCAAGTGAAATCGACGTGCTGCGTAGATGTCTCGTCGAGCGAGCTTCGAGAAGAACCCGTCGATGGCCTGCTTGAGTATCCCGACGTAATGGTAGGGACTCCCGACCAATAGCAGCGCCGCTCCATCCGCGACCAGGTGCTGCTCACGGGTGAAGCCGACGAGCTCCACGATCAGGCCCCAGGTCGTTTCAGACTTGTCGTACTTCTCGAGCGTGCCCTCCTCAACACCGGCGAAGAGAGCCTCCACGATGCCCCACAGGTCCGAGAGGAGGTGGGCGACGTGGTTGACCCAGCTCCCCTGCTCCTCCCCCGGGTGGCGACTGAACCAGCGGATCTTCTCAGAGGTCTCGGCCTCCGTGTCCCGGATGAAGACGATGGATGGATTGCCGCGCACGAGCGCCCACCTGATCAAGCCGTTTCCCCTCCTGCCATCAGTTGCCTCGCCAGCCCTCTACCCAGCCAGGGCGACGCGGAACGACCGCTTCCCTGGTCTCTGACTGCTCTCCGTCCTCCTCCCCCTGACGTGAGAGTGCCGCCGCCCGCTCAGGCAGAGTCCTGATGAACGCCGGCCCCAGGATGTAGAGCGCCGCCACGCAGTAGACCTCGAGGTCGAGCGCCTCGTTACGCTCGCGCAGCTTCACCCATTCTCTGACTGATCCCTGATTCTTCTTCCACTTGCGCACGGCCTTCTCAGCTGTCAGCTGGGCCACATACTCGTCATCGATCCACTCGGGCATGTGGCAGTAGCCTGGACCGGGAACGCCTATACGCAGCCGCGAGTAGACGATCTCCTTGCCCGTATCGACGCAGAGATTGAAGAGCTTGGCTCTGTAGCGGTTGCGATCGCTCGGCCGGCTCACCAGGGGCTTGCCTCTCTCGGCGTTGCCTCGGATGGCGAAGACGCGCCTGTCCGCTCGCGCTTTGCAGAACTTGTAGACCTGCTCCGTGTGATGACCTCCGCTGTCGACCGTGGTGCAGGTGATCTGGATCGGTGTTCCGCTCTCATGGGTGAATGTCTGCTGCAGGAAAGCATCGAGCTCGAGCCACACCTCGTTCGTGCTTGGGTCACCCCAGAAGGGCTGGTACGCGATCAGCCACGACTCCTCTGCCGCTCCGTAACCCTTGACGGCGCACTCGAGGCGATCGTCCTGGACGTCGACCGAAGCGACGAGGACTCCCACGCCCTCCGGTACTTGGGCGGCATACTTCTCCCGGCGCGCGAGGACGCTGTCAGGCTCGACCGAGTCGCCTCGTTCCTCCCAGGTCTCCCCCAGCATCGTGTTGATCCAAGTCTTCAGCCGGACCGGGTCGTGCTTCGACTTGAGGAACTCGGCCACGATCTTGGACCATGGAAGCCAGCCGAGCGGCGAGTACAGACTCGAAACGTGGAATCCTACGGTTTCACCGTCGCCCTCCGCGGTAGGTCGCCACTCGCCCTGCGCTAGCATCTGCGTCTTGTACCTCTCATCGATCAGTCCTCCACATCCGACGCAGATCAGCGCAGCTGTAGTCGGATCGTCGTTCTCGTACCGGATGTTCTCCCAGCGCATCCAGTCGTAGTTGCCGCAGTGCGGGCATGGCACGAAGTAGCGGCGCTGGTCCGAGTTCAGAAACTCACGTTCGATCCTCGAGATGCCCTTGATGGTCGGCGTGGAGACGAGGTAGATCTTCCGGCGCGCGAAGCTCGGGCCGTTCGTGCGCTTCTCGGCAAGCGCGATCGGGTCACCCTGGCCATCGACGTCGCCCGGATACTCGTCGATCTCATCGCAGAAGAGGTACCGGATGGGCATCGACTTCATGCTGGTCGCGGAGTTGGAGCCGGCCAGGAGGAGTATGCCGCCAGGGAACTCCTTGATCAGGGCGCTGTTGCTGCCCTTGCGTGAACGAGGTTCCACGACGACCGAGCTCAGGACGGGTGTCGCCTCTATCATCGCATCCAGCCGCTGGCGACTGAAGCGACGCGCCTCGTCGACGGTAGGTCGGAGCAAGAGGATGGCACCGGGCGCCTGGTCCATGCAGTAGCCGACGAAGTTGTTTCCGGTCTCCGTTTTCGCCAGCTGCGTGCCGGCCATCATCACGACACGGTGGTATGGCGATCGCGGACTGAGGGCGTCCATGATCTCGCGGGTGTACGGGACGACATCGGTACGCCAGCGCGCAGCTGAGCGGCCGGCACGTGTGCCGAGCCGCCGATGCATGTCAGCCCACTCGCTGACACTCAGCCGCGGTTCCGGCTTCCAGCCCTCGCAGTAGGCAGGGGCACAGACCTCAAGACCCGATTGCATCTGCATTCGAGAGCTCCTGGCACACTCGCTCGATCTCGTCCTCGAGTATCTGCTCTACTTCGGCGGGGTCGTCTGTCGCGGCTACCTGGGCAGCTATCCTCTCGGGCATCCCCATCAGCTCGTCGCGCGTCCTGCGCGCGAGGTTGAATACGGCGGTCCTGACCTCTTCCGCGTTCACGAGGATACCCAGTTGTTGCTCGTACTTCAGCCTCGCCAGCTTAGCGTTGTAGGCCTCGCGGACAGCTCTGGCTTCGGCGTAGTTGACAGGTTTCTTCTCGGCCTTCTCATCCGGTGTCTTCGTCTGCCCGCTCTTCTTGCTGACCGAGCGCTTCTTGCTCTTCCTGGGCTTGGCCTTAGTAGACTTGCCGTGGGCCTTCTTCTTCCCCGACTTCTTGCTGAGCTTCATCGGCTCTTCGGGCTTGTCGGGGTTCCGTCGGTGTCTTGGATTACCGGTGAGTCTGTTGCGGGGTTTGCTCTGGTCGGTGTTCGCTGCCCACTCTTTCGTCGCGACGGCAGGGTCGATCTTGCCCTTGACGGTCGAGATGCGGCCGGCCTTGATGGCGCATGTGACTGCCTGCGGCGATACGCCGAGACGCCGTGCGAACTCGCGTTGCGAGATGAGCGTGCGCTTCTTCGGTCCACCCAATAGCTATTCACCCCGAGCAACTCCGCGCGTCCGCGCTACCTCGTCGAACGCGCGACCGTCCTCCTCAAGCACGGCCGCTCTGCCAGTCGCCCTCGCCCACTGCCACAGGATCGCGTCGCAGACCTTCGGGTCGGGAGACACACAGCGACACCCATACTCCCCGTCGGCTTCGGCTTCGGTCAGCCTGACAAACGACTCCGTATCGTCTGGATCGCCGCAGAGCAGCAGATGCTCTCCGAGAACCCAGAGGTCCCCGGTCCTCGTCACCGGCCCCTTCCCGTCGCCGGTCGCGATCCCGCCCCTGCCCCCGCCCTCCTCCCCTCCCCCTGTTCCCAGGTGAAGTCGTGCTTCAAGCTCCTCAGCATCGAACCCCGTCAGCTCGAGGTCGAAGTCCTCGTCCATCAGGTCCTGCAGCTCAGCTGCGAGGAGGTCCTCATCCCACCCCGCATCCAAGGCGAGCTGATTGTCGGCGATCGCGTAGGCACGCTTCTGCTCATCCGTGAGATGCCCGAGCTTGATGACGGGAACGACCGTCATGCCGAGCTCGAGCGCCGCAAGCAGGCGACCGTGGCCGGCGACGATCTCCCCGCTCCGATCGACGAGGATGGGGTTCGTCCAGCCGAACTCCTGCAGCCTCCTCACGATCTTGGCGACCTGCTCCGGCGAATGGGTCCGCGGGTTTCCGTCGCGCGGCTTGAGGCGCTCCACCGGCCACTGCTCGAGTCTCCCCGGGAACCGCACACCTTTCTCGCTGCGCCTCCGTCGCCCTGGCGCGCTCTTGCCGCCGGCCGTCCTGCCCCCTCCGGTGTCAAGTTGTTTCACTTGCCTCACACCTCGGAAAAGGTGCGCTT